GCCGGTGAGGTGGCTCCGAAGTTCGCGGATAGTTCAAGATTTGGCGGACTAGCCGAGACTGTAATTTTTCCGGTTCGAGGATTGGAGGACGCATGGCGACGCATGGCGGCGCGCGCACGCGCTCCGGCCCGATGCCTGACCCGTCCAGCGCACGTTCGGACGCGCGTGGATTGGGCGCAGACATCATCCCGCTTTCATCCCGCGGCTACCGGTACCGGCCGAAGGCTTTTCCGCTGTCCGAATGGACGATCTGGAACACTTGGAAGGATGATGACGGCTTCCACAAGGAGCGTGACGAGAAGGCCACCGAAGCGTGGAACCGACGTGAACGTGCACTGTGGCGCGATTTGTGGCGGCTGCCGCAGGCGATAGCATGGCATATGCCGCGCTACCAGTACATGTTCACAACGATTGCCCTTTACGTCCGCCAGTTTGTGCTTTGTGAGTCCTCGGAAGCGAAGGCCGCCGACCGTACAGCACTTGCACGTTACGCTGACACCATCGGCCTGACGCCGCAGGGACTGCGATTGAATGGTTGGACGATCGTCGATGACGAGCCGAAGCCGGAACATTCCGCCCAATCCTCCGACAAGATCATCCAGTTCAAAAGCGCGAAAGAACGGTGGCTTGAAAAGCAGAAAGAGGGCGCGGAGTGAGCGAAAAGACAACGCCTGACGTTCCAAAGTCGCTCGGTTTCCTCTTCGCTGATTGGATTGCCGCGCATTGCGTGGTGCCGAATGGCTACGATCTTGGCAAGCCGTTCGAACTTGTCGGTTGGCAGTTGGACAACGCGATTGACTTTTATCGGGTGAAGCCGGATGCTGTCTATGACCCTTCGCGGCCGCGTCAGGCTGCGGCGTTCAAATGGCGTCGTGGCCAGATCGTCGGCGGGCAGAAGCTGGGCAAGTCCCCGTTCGGAGCGGCTGTCGCGGCCTTTGAAGCCGTCGGCCCTTGCGTTTTTTGCGGATGGGCGCGTGGTGGCGAGGTGTTTCGCTGCAGTGATTGGGGATGCTCCTGTGGTTTCGAATACGCATATTCGCCCGGCGAGCCGATGGGCATGCCGCGTCGCACTGCGTTGATCCAGCTTTTGGCCACGTCCGAGGAGCAGACCGCGAACGTTTACCGTCCTTTGCAGTCGATGGTGCGTAATGGTCGCCTGTCGGATCTGATGAAGGTGCGTGAGGGTTTCATCCGCCTGCCGAATGGCGGTCGCATCGACCCTGTGACCGCTTCAGCCCATTCGAAGCTGGGCAATCCGGTGAACTTCGTCCTTGGTGACGAGTCGGGTATCTGGACTCGGCGTAGCGGCATGTTCGAGGTTGGCGATACCGTCATGCGCGGCGCGATGGCCATGGATGGCCGCATGTTGGAATTGACGAATCCGTGGGACCCGATGGACGCTTCCTTCGGCCAGATGACCTACGAGGCCACCGCGCCGGACATCATGAAGTATTTCCCGCATCATGATCCCGCATTGGATTTCGCGAATCCGAAGGACAGGCGGAAGATCCTTGAATTCGTTTATGCGGGTTCGCCGTGGGTGCCGCTCGATCAGGTCGAAGCGACCGCGACTGAATTGATGGCCCGTGACCCCGCTCAGGCGCGACGATTCTATGGGTGCGAGGTCGTGCAGGGCTTGGGCAGCTTCATGCCCGAAGGCTTGTATGATGCGACGATGGTTGACCGTGAGCCGCCAAAAGACGGCACGGAGATTTGTCTTGGATTCGACGGCTCGCAGTCCGGCGATTGGACCGCGCTCCGTGCGGAAACGGTCGACGGGTGGCGTTGGACGCCGACCTATGGCCCGTCGAAACGACCGTCGTATTGGAATCCCGTCGAATGGGAGGGCCGCATCCCCCGCAGCGAGGTTGATGCGTGCGTGTCCGAGATGTTTGAACGGTACATCGTGAAGCGCTTCTACTGCGACCCGCATCCATGGGAATCGCAGGTTGAGGCTTGGGGCTACCAGTATGGCGAGGATATTGTCGTCGGCTGGCCGACGAATCGTATCGGACGCATGTTCGATGCGCTGACCCGCTTCACTGAGGACACCGCCGATCGTAGCACCACGCATTCGAACGACCGCATGGCCCGCCTTCACATGATGGCCGCCCGCAAGGTCGCAAAGCCGGGCGACAAGTACGCGCTTGGCAAGCCGAGCGAGAATCAGAAAATCGACATCACGATGGCTGACATTCTGGCGCATGAGGCCGCTTCCGACATGCGTGCACTTGGATGGGGTTCCGATGACAACAAGATATTCGTTTTCAGGTGAGGAGTGATGATGGCCTTGTGGTTGCCTGATTCCGTGCATCAATTGCTTGTGCGGCTGTCCTCTCAGATGGATGCCGCAGCCTCGCATTTCCAGAAGCTCGACCGATATGTGGATGGCGAGCAGCATCTGCGGCAGCTGGGCTTGGCGATTCCACCGGAACTGGAACGCTTCACGGTCATCGTGAACTGGCCGCGCGTGGTCGCCGAAAGCCGCGTGGACAGGCTCGACCTCAAGGGCTTCCGCGTCGGTGACAATCTCCAATTGGCTGATGACGCCTGGCAGTTGTGGCGCTCCTGCGGCATGGACGAGGACCAGTCCAGTTATCTCGACTTCGAGGTTTACGGCAGGTCGTTCAAGGTCATCGAACTGCACGGCGACGGGCCGTTGATCGAGAATGTCTCGCCGATTGACATTGCCGTGCATCGTGACCCGTTCACGGGAATGCTTGATGCGGCCTTGCGTCGGTATCGTGATGTTGATTCCGATGATTATCTGAGCGCGGTCGGCTGGAAACTGTATCTTCCGCCTGCGACGTTGACGGTTTCGACTTCATGGCAGGTCATGGCGGTGGAGCGCAATCCGATTGGCGTGGTGCCGGTGGTGCCTGCGTATCGCAATCCGCGCACCACGATTCCGTTGCATCGTGCATGGCCGCGTCTTCGCGGCACGTCGGCTTTGGCCGATGTGATTGACTTGACCGACGCTTGCGCGCGTGATCTGACCAACGCGCAGGTCGCGCAGGAGACGCACGCCGTGCCGCAGCGCGGCGTGCTCGGAGCGACCAAGGGTGACTTCGTGGGCGATGACGGCAAGCCGCTCACAACGTGGGAAGCGTATTTTGGCCGCATCTGGGCGCTGAAGAACGCGAATGCGAAGACGTTCGAATTCTCCAGCAGCAGTATGGAGAATTTCGAGCGCATGGTGAACCTTTACGCGCGTCTGGCGTCCGGTGTTACCGGCCTGCCGCCGAACTATTTCGGCTTGGCCGCCGACGATGCCGCTTCCGCTGACGCGATCCGCTCGCGTGAAGCCAAATTGGTCAAGAGCATCGAACGTGACCAGAGGACGCTTGGCCGTCAGGCCGTCGAGACTTGTCGCATCGTGGCCGGATTGGTGTCTGGCGTCGATGCGATGGCCGCTTTCGATGACGCGGATGGACTCTGGTATGACGCCGGCACGCCGACCGTCGCGCAGCGTGCCGATGCCGTGACCAAGCTTTTCGCCACGGCCGATACCGCAGGCCGTCCTCTCCTGCCACGTGAAATGGCGTGGGAGGAACTCGGATGGGGGCCGGAGAAGATCGCCCGTGCGAAGAAACTGCTCGAAGCCGACGAAACGTCGGATTACGGCTATATGAAACCGGAGGTGGACGATGGCTTACGGGCAGACGCTTCCACCGGAGGCGCGGACGCAGGCGAGGGACTTGCGGCGTCGGAGCAACCGGCTGGCGCGCAAGTTGACGGCATTATGGCGGCATAACGCTTCCGATGATTTCGGAGAAGCGTTCGCGGCCTGCATGCCTGAAATGTTCGGCCTGCTGGATGACGCTCAATTGGAGACCGCGCGTGAAGCATTCGAGTTGACGCCTGAAGCGATGGCTTCACTTGATGGTGTGAGCCGCGTGGAGCTTCCCGCACGGTATTCCGCCGACCCTCGCCAATGGGTCGGCGTCAACGGCAATGGTTTCGACACCGTTGACGTTATGTGGGGCGCGGTCACACGCGGCAAGCGGGTGATCGCGAACGGTGGCACCGTCGATGTGGCGTTGCATGTCATCGAACTTGGTTTCGAAGCCCGCATACGCACATGTTTGGCGGACACCCAACGTTCGGCCGCCATCGTCGCCGGACATGCGCTCAACCCTTACGTCGGCTACGTGCGTGGCCTGACGCCGCCGAGCTGCGGCCGATGCATCGTTTTGGCCGGCCAGCCCTGCGGCAGCGAACCGTTCGAACGGCATCCGCGGTGTGATTGCATCGCCGTGCCGACGGCGAAGAAGCCGTCCACCGCCGTGACCAGCGCGAACGACTATCTGGACGGTCTGGATGACCGTCAGTTGGCGAAAGTACTGGGCAGTCAGGCGAACGCGCGTGCCTGGAAGGACGGCGCCGACCTGAACCAGCTGGTCAACGCCTACCGGCGCAAAGGCAGCGTGAGCACCGCACAGGTCTACAACCGTCGCATCAAATACACGACGGAAGGCACCACCAAGCGTGGCTTCGCATCCAGCCGCATGATAAGCGCCGGATACGCGAAGGACTACATAAAAAAGAACGGTGGCCGCGTCACGGTCGCCGACCGTCCACGTCTCATGCCTGAGACGATTTACCAGATTTGCGCGAGGACCGGCAAGGATCCGCGCCAAATGCTTTACGACTACGGCTGGATCCTCTAGCCGACTTTAAATTTTCAGCCGCCAGACAGGGCAATCCTTTTGGCGGCTTTTTCATATCCGGTTCCGCAATGGAAGGAATATGCATAATGACAAAGCCCGAAAACGACGAGCTCACTTCGGCACAGCAGGCATTGCAGACCCTCGTCGGCGGTGGAGACGATTCCACCGATGGCAAGCAGCCGAAAAACACGGACGCGCGGCAGGAAACGTCAACCGACGCGAAACCGGCCGCCGAAGCTCCGAAACCGCAGGAACCGCAGCCGGACGACCAGTCCGACACGACGGCGAATCCTGAGGAGGAAGCCGCGCTCGGAGACAAAGGCAAACGTGCCCTCGACCGAATGAAGGATTCCCTACAGAAGGCCAATCACACGATTGCCGACCTCAACAACCAGATCAGCCAGCTGAAATCCGAAAACATGGCATCGAAGATCCAGCAGGCCGCATCCGGCAGGCTCGCGCATCCGGAACTCGCCATGAAACTGCTGGACACGTCCAATCTGGACGCGACAGACCAGAAGGCGGTCGATGCGGCCCTCGACGATCTGCTGAAACGGTATCCGGATCTGGGAGTGCGGCAGGAGGACGATAACAGCTTGGCGTCGTTGTTCGGCGGAGTCCAGCATCCGAACACCGCCGAGAGCCGCACGAAGACGAACGCCGCGGTGTTCGGCGCGCAGCTTGACGCCTTGGGCTTTTAATCAACATCCCAATACTTAAGGAGAAATCACAATGGCAGCAATCGATTTGAATCGCGCCACAGCCGGCGTCTATTTGACACCGGAACAGTCCGACGAGATTTGGACTGAAACCCTCAAACAGTCAGCGGTCACCCAGCTGGCGACGAAGGTCGCGTTGCCGGGACGTGGCAGCGAATACGACACCCTGACTGATACCGGCGCCGCGTCGTGGGTCGGCGAGACCGGGGAGATCGCCGTTGACCGTCCGAAGTTCGGCAGCAAGATCATGAAGCCGTTCAAGCTCGCGAAGATCATCCCGGTGTCCAACGAGTTCGTCCGAGACAAGAGCGCATTGTGGAATACCATCAAGTCGCGTGCCTCCCAGGCCATCGCTCAGGGCATCGATGAGACGTTCCTTACTGGCGTTATTGGTCTGCCGTCGAATTCGAACGTCGATTCCCTCGCGGACGCTCAGACCGTGAGCATCGGCAAGGGTGCGTATAAGGACTTCGCGGCCATCGCAACCACCGTGCTGGAACACGATGGTGACTTCAACGGCGTCGCATTGTCTCCGCATGGTCTGTCGAAGTTCATCACGGCGACCGACGCGAACGGCCGTCCACTGCTGGTCGCAATGCCGGGTTCCACCGATCTTGGTTCCTTCTTTGGTGGCCGCGTCGTGAAGTCCCCGTGGGGTCATGTCGCCGCCGTCGCGGCCGATTCCGGCAAGAATCAGGTCGCGAAGCCGGAGATGTTCGGTGTCGCAGGCGATTGGACTCAGGCGATTTACGGTACCGTCGAGGGCATCAAGATGAAGGTGTCCGATCAGGCCACCATCACCGACAACGGTACCGCCATCAATCTTTGGCAGCGTGACATGATCGGCTTCCTGGTCGAAGCCGAGATTGGTTTCGTCGTCAAGGACAAGACCAAGTTCGTCACCATCACCGCCTGATGAGGAGGTCATTGTGAGCACTGTTTTCGCTACTTTGGCGTCCGACGAGACGCCCACCACGCCATACACTCCATTGAACGTGCAGTTCGTGGATGACAATGGCCAGCCGGTCACTATTGGCGGCGGCTCCACATACACGTTTCCCGCAGCTTCACAAAACGTGCTCGGCGGCGTGAAACTGCAAGTGTTCGGCAACGCCATCGGCAATGCGGTCACGAACGTGGCCGCTGCGGCCGGCGATAATCCGACGAAGGCGGAATATAATGCGCTCGTCGCCGCCTACAATGCGTTGGCCAGCCAGTTCAACCGTCTCATCAGCGGCTTGGCTTCATCCGGTGTCATCCAAGTGCCCGCCGCCAAGGAGTAAGGAGCCACGATGACGGCCAATGTGCAGGATGTTTCGAACCAGCTCGGCAGGAAAATCACCGACACGCTTGAAGTCAATCAGGTCATGTCGTGGATTGAGCTTGCCGAAGCGCAGATCTACCGACGCTATCCGAACTTGGACCAGATCATCGCCGAGGGCAGGCTTTCGCAGCGGAACGTCGATTTGGTCGAGGCGCTGGCCGTCGCTAGATACGCCCGCAATCCGGAAGGCACCACAAGCAAAAGCACCCGCATCGATGATTATCAGGAGACGGTCGGCACGACGAACAGCGTGCCGACCATCACGATTCTTGATGCCGAGTGGGAGCTTTTGGAACCGTCCGATTCCGGTGCTTCCGGCGCTTTCTCGATTGCTCCTGTTGGAAGGCGCGGCTTATGCTGACGACTTCCGTCTTGGAGCGTGCGCGTGAAAGCGCCGAAACACTCATGACCGACGAATGCACTGTCGTGCGGCCAGGCGAA